AAAAAAGTTCGATAAATGGCATTATTCGTATATCCTATTATGTGTATTATTTACTTTAACAAATGTAGTGCATTTTGGCAAGTCTTTTAATCGTTTTGCTCCAACATAAGTGCAAGCAGACCTAATACCGCCTAGAATATCACTAGCAGTATGTTCAACAGAGCCACGGTAAGGAACGGTAACTGTCTTACCTTCTTCTCCTCTGTATTCTCTGTTGGAATGGCCATGCTTATCCATTGCAGTCTTGGACGCCATTCCATAGAACTCCATACCGATTGGTTCTGGATTATCATCTTCAAACACCAACTTGCCATCACATTCTTCATGACCAGCAAGCATACCACCAATCATAACAAAGTCAGCTCCAGCAGCAAAGGCCTTTACCATATCACCAGATGAATTACAACCACCATCTGCAATGATATGTCCACCAATACCATGTGCAGCATCAGCACATTCAATTACAGCACTCAATTGTGGATATCCTATTCCAGTTTTAATACGAGTAGTACATACACTACCACCACCAATACCTACTTTAACAATATCAGCACCAGCAAGAATAAGCTCTGCTGTCATATCAGCAGTAACTACATTACCTGCAATAATGGTTGCATTATTTCCAAGATGACTTCTCAGAAGCTTAATTGATTCAACAAAATTGATTGTATATCCATTGGCTACATCTAATCCAACAAATACAATCTCAGGAAAAGTATTTGCAACACCTACAATTTCTAAAATCTCTTCATTGGATATACCAGACATTACACAGAGATTGTTTTTACGTTCTACTTGATTCCATTTTTTACCATTTGTATTGTAATGTCTGGCAATACAAGTCACCATACCAGATTGACTTAACTTTTTATGCATTTCAAATGTGCCAGTGGTATCCATATTACTAGCCATAATAGGAACGCCAGTCCATTCTTTACCACTATGATAAAATGTATATGTTCTTTCTAGGTCAACATCAAATCTGGATGTAAGAGTTGACCTTTTAGGACGAATCAATACATCAGAATAATCTAGTTTGATATCGTCTTCAATTATCACCCGTTTGCTCCCCCAGGCGTTTGAGGATAAACATGATGATCATCAACCATATACTCATCATTCCAATTAAATGCCTCCTTGACCACAGGAGCAGAGAGGCCCTTATACATTTGATGCAATTTCTTGTCCTTTGCAGCCACCAGAAGTGCTGCTTCACTCTCATGAAGACCTTCTAATAGTTGAACGAACATTGATTCCCGCTTGTTCTGATTAATTTGATTATCACCACCACGAATGAAATGATACAACTTGCGAGACTCATAGGACAGAGAAGAATGCTCTGTGCCTTCTGGAGCGTCATTGCGAGTATAAGGAACATCACCATCTGGTAACGCCCATTCAATCTTCGGATCAAAGGAAGACTTGATAACCATTCTCAAAGATTGATGATCATTCTCCCTTAGAATATTAACCTTATCTTTCTTAGTCTTGACTTTTGAAACCTTTTCCAAGATTTCTGAAATTAATAAATTCATTTTAAAATTCTCCTATAAATTCAGTGAGATTTCTCAATCTCTTTTGTATGAAATAATTTAGTAGTTTGCTACGATCACCATATGGAGCTTCCTTATATGTATTAATTATCTCTGAAGACAGCTCTTCTGGTGTGTATGTCAAATCAATCAATTTGCGATTTCTTTGATAGTTTCTTTTCACTTCATCGTTGGGCGCAACATCTTCGAAGTCATGTTCCAACCATGAAGCAATTTTCTTTTTAGTTAATGGTTTTTGTCGTAGGCCTTCAGTAAATGTATTATCGGGAGACAAAACATTTGGAACACCATCACTAGTGTCACCTTTAAAAATATGTTCTTTAAGATACTCGTCAGGATTTTCACCATTTACTTTTTTCTTAGTAATCGGACTATACTGTTTTACATTAGGAAATCTTTGAAGTTGAATGAAATCCTTGTCTCCAGAAAGTATCATGATCTCTTCTGAATATTCCGAACAAAGAACACCGATAATATCATCAGCCTCTGCACCATATATTTCTATAAACTTATATGGCATATTATTTCTAAGCTCATCTCTTATCTCATTAAGACATGAAAAAATTGCGTTCCAATCGTGTGTGGATTTTTCTCTACTCTTTCTCCTTGAAAATTTATATTCTGGAAAATAGTCACGCCTCCAATAATGCTTGGAATCATAACACAAAACCAACTCTCCAAATTCAGATGAAAATTTGGTACGATACATACGCAAAGAATTGAGAATCATATGTCTTACCATATTCTCATCAATCTCTTTAGACTTATTCATATTTAAATGCATCATCATACTTGCTAAAGAAATCTGATTCATATCAACTAATATCATTCTGGCACAAACATATGAGCATTAAAACTCATACTCCTTCTTTCACCTTCACTTTTAAAGGGATATACAAAATGTTTTAACCATGAAGGAAATACCAACATCTTTCCCACCTCTGGTTTAAACTTCAAATTGTCACTTCTAAATACTTGGTTCTCACCAAACATAAATTCTATTAATCCATTTGCTGGATAGTGGTCCTTAAAATCTTCTTCTATTTCTTTGTGCATGTTAGGTGGCAATTTAAGATAGACAACTGATGAGAAATCACCAGTATGATGATGCCAAGGATTATATTCCCCGGCATATTGACTGACTACCCAGCTTTGAGTTAGATGAATGTTATCTAAAGTTGGAGTTGCATTACCAGCAATTTTCTTCCATGAATGATGAGTGCCTTGATTTATAGATTCTTTTAGATAATTCAAACATGCAGACTTCATTACATTTAAGAGAAACTCTTTATTGTCTTTACCTTTTATGGGGATTTGAACTTCTTTATGTACCTTGCCGACCAGCTTGTGTGACCAATCCCATTCCACACTTGCAGCTTTATTATCAAGCACCTCGTCAGCAGTATTATTGATTGTGTCAATAAATTTCTTAGGAGCCACGGTTTCCATAATTGTAGGACTAAATGGTCTATGAAATTTCGGGATCGTTGTCATCATCATCCTCTAAATCTTTATTAGTCTCAATAAATTTTTCTAACATACCTAACATATTTAAATCAATTTGGCCATGAATAGTGTCATCATTTTCATCAATATCAACATCTACTAGAGCTTCAAGAAATCCATGTGTTAGATGGGGAATACCCATACTTCTATATATACTTCCTTTTGTCAGTTCAATTATTAGTCCTAAATCACGAATAAAAGATGGCTTTGAAACATCAACACCATTTTCACTCAACATCTGAACCATATGAATAATCAGGCTTTGATTAAGCTCTTCAGCAAATTCCATGTTTTCTTGTAATTCAAGAGCGTCCTCGTCAGGAATTTTAACCTTTTTTTTAGACTTTGGCCAAGGGCCCTGTATCACGTTTTTAGTTTCCTTTGCGTTTCCGTTTTTCTGGTCCGACATTAGAAATTCCTTTCTCTTCGTTAAACATTTCTTGAGTATATACACAACCCATATCTGGATAAAAAACACCTACATTTCTTTTAGGGGTTCCATCATTATAAAATGCCATTGCAACACAACGGTATCTAATTTTATTCTGTTGATGCTCACCATAAAAATTGTCAATCCATTCACCATCTTTAAGATATTTTTGCATATTCCTTACATATCCTTCATGACTGGCTAATTGCGCTTCTGCTCCCTTCATTTTTTGTCTTACAGCACTTCTTGCTGAACTTGCAAGGTCTTTTTGAGTCTTAATCCAACTCTTAATTTTTTTAGGGTTCAGTGCATGATCTTCTGGTAAGTTCTTAATTGAATCATGAAATCCTGATTTACCATAGTCAGGATTTGTTTCTGCACGTTTTTCTCTCGCCTTTTCCAAACGTGCCGCAGCTGCTTCACGTTGATCCTCAGTCATTGGTTTACGTTTCTTACGAACCTTTGGTGCTTTCCAATTACTGTTATCAGTCTCAACAGCAATTTTCTTCTTCCTGGCCATTTTAGTTTCCTGTTTCTTCTCTACGTTTTTGCTGGTCCTTTTTATATCTACGAATACCAGCTGCTTTGGCACGGCGACGTTTTTCACCCTTTGCTACAAAATGTTCTCGTTCTCTTAGTTCATTGAACATTCCATCCAACATCAACTTCTTCTTTAGAATTCTCAATGCCTGCTCGACATTGTTATTTCTTACATCAACTCTCATCTTCCAATATCCTTTATGTCACTCTTACTTATTACTTGATACGGACCTTTATTATAGGCCGGGGCAATAGTAAAATTATGTGGAATTAATTCTTTCTTCGGTGCAACACCCACTGGTATGTCATTTGACATCTCTGCTACATTACGTTTATTGGCGCACTCGACAGGACTCGAACCTGTGACCCACGGTTTAGAAGACCGTTGCTCTATTCCAACTGAGCTACGAGTGCCAACAACTTTCTTTAAAAACTTCGCGTGTTGACGCTCTGCCTCAATCAAAGATTTGGGTTTCTTAGATTTCTTACGTTTACGAGTGCTTGTAGTTGTAAAATAAGCTGGTAGTATGTGCATTGTCACAAGTGTATCACGCTAGGTTAAATATGTCAAGGTTATTTTGTAGATTTTACTGAATCACGCAATGTTTTAGCAATTATATCTGAAATAAGGATAAGTTCTTTATCACCATCTATACCAACGGTGGTATAGATATATCCATCTTCTTCCAACTTGTCTAACATTTTTGAAATGATAGGATCAAACATACTTTTTGCAGCAAAGCGGCGACCGACATAATAACAACCAGCCATACAACCTGTTGCGATTAATGCATGTAGTATCGGGTCCATAACAATATTTATCTCTCTTATCAATGACTATATAAACTATACAGGAAAAGGAATACAATGTCAAGAACTATTTTAATTAAATAGCGCCCAAATACAAAATAAAATGAGGGAGCTAGTACCAGCACCCAAAATATATGCTTTTAGCAAGTCAATATCATGCCAAACAGCCACATTCTTAAAATATTCATCAGATGGCCCGTGGCCTGTCCTCAATGAAAAAAAGTTCTTACTCATTATACTCTCCTATTTGGTTGTTGCGATAAAGACACCATTCCAATCAGGTTCTAGTGGTTGGGTCTTCATAAATTCACACCTCTCAATCCACATAGTATAGTAATTTTTCATCTTACCGTCGAATTCATTCATCAGGTCATTGCATAGTTGAATAGCATTATCAAACTTTTGAGCTTGATAATATTCATGCATCTTTGTGTGTTGGGTTTCTGGTATACTCCAATTAGTATTTTTCATCGTCCAATCTATATCACTTAGAACGGTATAGATTCGAATACCTATGGTCTTGCCCTTTACTGCTAGTTCATCAATCTTCAAGTAGAAGAAGTCATCTTTAGTTTTATCATAAGTGGCTTCACCAACCAACAGCAGACAACCATACTCCTTACACTTACTTTCAATTCTAGCAGCAGTAGAAACAGAATCTCCTAGTACGTCATAGCTGTGTCGTTTAGTGCTACCCATCTCTCCTAGATATCCAAGACCAGTATTGATACCAGCGCCCATACCTATAGGTGGTCTACCCTCTGCTGTAATTTTATCATTAAACTTTTCTACTGCCTTCAACATGAATAATCCAGTCTTGACCGCACTCTTAGGATGGTCTGGATCATCTATCGGTGCATTGTGAATATGCATACTCGCATCACCAATATACTTAATCACCATACCATTTGAATCTAGAATGGGTTGTGTGATTGCATCCATGTATCCATTCATAATTTCTGTAAGACCCTTCACATCATCACCGAAACTTTCACCCAATGGAGTGAAGCCTCGAAGGTCAGAGAAACAAATACTGATTTCTTTTTTCATACCATCTTTGATTAACGATGGATTTTCTTGTAGTAATCTAACAACAGTTGGGCTCGCATAACCAGCAAACTGTTTTTTGATTTCCATCTTCTGTTTGTATTCTTCCATGAACCTCATGAATGCTGCCATCGCCCAGACAATAAACATAGTAAGAACAGGATAAGACCAATCTACTAGATAACTATATTCAGTAAATAGATATGATGAACCATAAAACGAACCAACAAGAAATAGTGGTAGCAGTATTGCTCCAAACCACCATGTAAGCGTAAGAACAACAGCTGTCAGAATTATCGCACCGGCAGCACTGATTGTTAATTCAGCAAGATCAGTCCAAAATGGGCGAGTTATGTTGCGTCCTGTCATCATGGTAGCAAGTGATGCGGCGATAAGATCGTGTGTCTCTATGACCCCCACAGGAGTTGCTACTGGGCTTCCTAGACCAGAAGCAGTACTGCTTAGTATCACAATCTTACCTGTTAAATCTGGCAACTTCTCATGCAATGGGTATGTATTTGTCTTCCATTGAAAATCCAACCATATGTTACCGTTAGCATCTGTGTTAATTATTTTGTATTTTGGTATGCGGATTTTCTCCACACCGGCAACACCAGTCTTCATTTGAAAAGATATGTCTGCTGCAGCCATTCGTAGGACTTCCATACTAATAGATGGATATAACTTTTCACCCACTGCGACCACTAAAGGCATACGTCTAACAACACCATCTGCTTCTGGTGAAATTACCATCATACCAACAGCTTGGGCACTCTCAGCTAGTTCTGGAATAGGACCGACAACGCCGGGATATCTATACACCCAAGGTTTCCAAGGTTGTCCTATAGAAGCAACACCACGCACTACACCAGAATTACTGTTGTCATTACTAGGTATTTGTCCGATGATTGTAGGTGTATTTTCGAGTATGTCAGCAAAGAACTTGTCTTTACCACCTCGGTCTGGGTCAGCGAATAAAATGGGCACAACAACAAGACCAGCACCTGCTTCATAGAGCTTGATAATTTCTTTACCAAGAGTTTCTCTATCCCATGGCCACTGACCATATTCCCTAATCGTATAATTGTTAATCTCTATAGTAACTGTATTATCAAGAATCTGTGTTGTCTGATTGCGTTGATGTTGATCTAGTGCTTTCATACGCACCATATCTAAAAACCAAGGGTCAGTGAAACGTACACCACATAAAACTAAAATTACAATTAATGATAGAATCCACTTTTTCATATTAATCCTGTATTACTGAAACTGAACACCCTCCACTGGAGTAGCAAGTACCTGACATTGAATAATTTTGAGCGGCCGTAGAATTTTGTGAAAGTGAAAGGGAATATGGATCAGTGCCATTTGTTAAACTGATTGTTGCATTATGGGCACCAGAA